GTTTGATCTTTTAGGGATCATAAGAAGGTTATATTATGCTAAGTTAACAGTAAGAAATGCAATATAATCAGTACCATCATGAACAACACTTTTTGATACTAAATATGCATTTGGATTTGCTGTATAATATGCATTAATTGAAGCTTCTAAGTCTAAAAGATTAGTTTCTGAAAGAACTACTTCAGTTACATTACCTAATCTACCAAGACTTAAACCATCAAGAACTGCTTTTTGAAAAGGGAAATTGTTCCCTTTATTTCCGTATGTCTTTAAATTTCCTATTGACATGATTAATATGTTTTATTTAATGTAAATATTTCTGAAACTATACTATCACCAGTACTTGCAGTTCCCCATTGAGCTGTAACTACCAAGGTATTTGTTACTGTAGTATCAAATCCTGTTGATGTTTCAGTACTAAAATTGGCTCCTTCAAATGAAGTAGATGCATCTTTAGTATAAACAAATGTTCCTGCTGTTACAATTGAAGCTACTCCTGAGACACCTAATGTTCTTACTGTAAAGAATATTTCAAGTTTCCAGTGTTTATTTGTAGCACCAGACATTGTAATCACTCCTGTATCAGCCAATAAAATACTTCCGGTCTTAATTCTAATTCTTAATGTATGATTATTAACTGATGAAATATGTCCACTAGCTATTGCATGAAAGCTATCTCCAACTTGAAATCCATTAGCCGGAACAGATAATGTACCTACACCACCATCAAGTAAAGAGCTTTCAGTAGTTGTATTAGTAACTGGAGTACTTGAGTTTGTTTGTGTGTATAATCCAAAATTATATGGGGTAGCTGGTATTTTACTAATTACATAATCAGCAACAACACTTGCTTTATCTTGTGTTCCTACAGCAAATAGGTCATCATCTTCCAGGACAGTTTTCACCATCCTGGTTTTGATGAGATTGAATAAGTTAGTAAGGTTATTTAACACAATTAGTTAATTATCATAAAGTGAATTTTTACAATACCATCTATAGAATCTACAGAATGAATACTATTAACTCTGATGTGCATAGTGCCTGTGCTAATATTAGCAATTACAGCTTGTGCAAAACCTGCACCCTCATATTGTGTAGTTAATAAAATAACAGAACTAGGAGTTATATTTGAATTTATAAAAGTAAAATCTTCATAACTTCCTGCTGCAGTAGATAATACTTCAGTTGTAATAACACCATTATGTGCGTTTATGGTTACCTCATTAGCTACAATACTTCCAATACCAGTATTATACAATGATTGTAAAGGTGCTGCATTAACTGCAAGTGGGAGATACCCATCATCACGAGACGGGTCTTTAGCTGCCACAGGAATAAGATTAGTAACGTCTGTTGGAAGAGTGGCTCTATAGTTTCCGGCCTTAATCCAAGAAATAAAATTTAAAATGTCCATGGTTATAAATATTAAATGTATACACTATAATATACAAAAAAATATTCATTAAAGCAAAAATCCCCGGTAAAAACCAGGGATTTAGTGACAGGGTAGGGAATTGACTAAATAAGAAGCTATCCTATCATATATCCAAATAGGAATGAAACTATTATTAGTGCGGCAATTGTATAATTTGCTATAGCACGGCCTTTCTCATCTTCAATGTACATATTGTACATTTTGTTATAAGTAGGTCTTGTCATGGCATTTATAACAATCCAGAACATTGCAATACAACCTACTGCAAATCCTACTAATAATATTTTCAACCAGATCATAGTGAATCAATTCTTCTTTGTAAATATACTAAAGCTTTTTTAAGATCCTCTTTTTCAGTGGATTTATTTTTCTTTCCAGCTCTAGCAACATACTTAATTACATTACCAAGATAGAAGTCTTTATCAATACCCCAAGCTTCTAGGACATTAAATACTTCATAAGTAGTACCAGCACCACCGTAATGACTAGGCCTAGTAGAATCATTAACAATAATAATTCTAGCTTCAATATCCTTTGCTGGTGTACCCATTTCTTCTTTAGAGCACATAACTTTTTCATATTGTTGCTCTGCCTCTTGACTGAAGTTTACCATGTGATTGCAATATCATGCTCTCTTACCATAAGCTTAAGAGCTCCTTCAATATCAATTACTTCCGCTGTATTGAGTGCATTCATTTGAAGATATACTTTATCCCCAACCGCAAACTTTTCAACTTCATCCCCAATAGCAAATACTTCAAGTGCTGTCCACTTAGTTCTCATCTCTGCTTCTAGCAACGCTTTATCCTTTTCAGATAATTCAAATGCTGATTCTTTTACTTCAGGTTTAGTTACTAGAATTCTTTTTCCGTGTAGTTTCATTGGTTTATTTTAATGTGATTACTTTTACTACTGTCATTTGAGCATTAAGGATTTCTCCTACTGCATGATCAAATAACAAACTTTTTACTGGAGACTTTTCATCCATAGAGTATCTACGTTTTAAGATCTCAGCCATTTCTGCTGCTAGTTCTTTTACTCTATGTACATCCTCATCTCCACTTGGGTTAAAACTTAGACCCACTAATTGTTCTCCGAATGTAGGCAATCTCTTTTCTTCAATACCTACTTTTAATTGTTCTTCCATATATTTATCAAATTTAATCCTTGCTTCTAGGTTGGTTTCTGACTCAGCTGTCAACTTCTGCCATATGTCCAACTGATGTTGTGTCATACATTCTCAAAGGTTGCCACAAAACCTTCTGGTGTATACACAACGAATTTACCAGTAACCGTTTTAACAATAAAGTCATTAATACAAACTACTTCATTAGACTCTGTTGGATCTATAAGTAGATCTTTTACATGACCATGAGTTGTAAAATAACATGTCTCACAAAAGTTCATGACTTCCATATGATTCTTTCCGTTCCATTGAACGGCCTCAATCATTAGTGGTTTAGTCTTAAACAATAGTGGCATGTACAAATATAAAAAACTTTTTTAAATAAAAAAGCCCAGACTTTTAATCTGAGCTTTTTCATAGTTTTTAACCTTTAACTTTTCATTATGAACACAACAAATATATAAAATATATTTTACCTTCCTTGCGCTCTGTAAGATTTTTTATAATTCTTACTTTTCTTTAGTTTGCTGGTTTTTGTTTTGGCATGAATGCCTGGTCTGGAAACCTTTACCTTGACCAATTTTGCTGTACTGTCTTTTGCTTTTGCCATGATTATTAGTTTATACTAATAATATACAAATTATTCATTATCGTAAAACATCCTATCAGAATCTTCTGTATGCCACTTATCAAAACCCTCACAGTTGTAGTAATCTGTGTTAACTAAATAGTCTGGTTTCTCTGGGAATGGTTTAGTCACAAAACTAGGCTCAGACCATTTTATCCGGTTATTGGGTTGTAATGCTATCTGTCCATTATCAAGTAAGATAATATGATGACTCTTATGTTCTAACGCATCTTCTGCTAATGACAAGTCTGTGTTCAAATCATTAGACCCCCAGTTAATAGTAGCATAATAACTACCTGGATAGAACTTGTGATCTTTCATGTATACTTCTACTTTAGTATCATACACATAAGATAGGTGAATCAAAGTAAAGTTATAGGAGAAGCAATTCCATATCTGTAAGAAATGAAATGGTAGATCTGGATCTGGTAGTTTAGGTTCATGCAGTAAAGCATGACTGGGTAACTTGTCCCGCATAACTCCATTCTCTAAAAGAACTTGGAATAGTGCAGCCTGACCCGGCATGCATCTTACTGACATTATAACTCCTGGGGTAAATTCTCCTTTACCTTTTTTGTGTTGGTACATGTATTCATTTCTAACAAATACTTTCAGTGGAAAAAAATTATGTTCTATATAAGCCATAGTGTAAATATACAAAAAAAGCCCTAGTAGAGTAGGGCTTTAGTTAGGAACCGTAAGATATGAATCAATACCGTAAAACAAATATACAAAAAAAACCCCAGATAGTAATCCTTGATCAGAGGAACTTTCCTGGGGGTGTTATTGGTTATAAGGCTGTTCAGAGAGGCAACGTCTTGCACCAAAGAATCAGGATCTACTTCCCAATAACAAGAAGACCTCGGCTGGTGCGCAGTTCTTATGGTATGCGTCAGAGGTACATATGCCTATGACTACTAGTCACAGGTCATTAGCAACAGTATCACTAATGGGTCCTAACAGATCACTCTGTTAGTGGAGTGATACAAAGTTAATAACTTAAATCAATAATTCTCTTCATAATATAAGTATGAAAATAAGCTTCTGCTTCATGCTCTTCATCTCTATCTAAATATGTAGGTAAAAATTCCTGACATAAATGCAATACCTCATGGGCTACTGTTATAACAGCATTTGGGTTTTTAAAATCTAAACTTTTCTTAAGAATCAACAACCGAAAGTCAGATTCATTATCTGCTGCCTTATAACTACAGTAAGTACCTTGAACAGTACTTGTCTCATCCATTCCATTTTCAATATCAGACTTGCACTTTTTAAAACTCTCTAATTGACTATTATACCAAATATAATGTTCCCGGATCTTAGTAAGATTCTTCTCTGTAGTAGTAGAGAATATATTCTTAAACCAATCAACTACCTCATCATATGTGTAGCCCTTAACTACAACTAATCTTTCACCACTATATGGTTGAAGGGGAATAGCATCAATAAAATACATTGCCATAATATGTTGGTTTAATCCATCACTAATTGTGATACTAAGGTATAATGATGGAAACAACCATCATTAAGTAGACTGCCCCGGGGGACAAATGAATGAAAAGAACCCCCCCGGGCAATCTGTTAATCCTGTAGCAAGGTAAAGATACAAAGTCTGAGTGAAATGTACAACTACGGGAGGGGATTTATAATGTGTAGGATAATGTGGTGGACCCCCTATGAAGCAGCCCCCGGCCTGCCGCGCCAAGGTGGTACCCCCCTTGTCTGTCTGGCACGTGTCCTTGCAGGCTAACATGCGCAAACTTTTTTCCTGTGGAGAAAAAGTTTTTACGCTACCCTTGCTTTTGCTAACCCAAATCTTAAATTGCTAATTCATAAATTCATTAACAATTTAAACATTAAAAAATTATGCAAGCAAAATTTTTAAATGCATACCGTAGCAAAGCTACTGGTGTCTTCCGTGCCAGATACACAGTATCAGGCTCTCCAGCAGAACTTGATGCTTATATTAAGCACCAAGGTTCTTACATCCGTTATGCTGATGATAAGGTTACACCTATCATCTTTGGTGATGTTCCATTGAACACCTCCAAAATGCATAACATTGCTTTCAGCAGTGAATTGAACCGCTTCTATGTTGATTTCACAGAAATCACAGTAGCAGCAGGTTCTATTGACACTGCAGAAAAGCGTGGTGGAGACCGTTTAGCATCAGAGATTGCTAAACAGGCTGCAACAGAATTGCGTGGCAATTCTATTAGCACCACCACTTCTAATGCTATTGATGCTGCTATGGCAGCACCAACTGCATCAGGTGAAGAAGATCTTGAAGAACTTGCAGAGCAAGTCTCCAAGCCTGCTTCACGCAAGTAATAGAATCCTGGGAGCAAGACGTTGTCTTGTTCCCATTATTCTTTTCTTGCACCCCTTTTTTACCTAACCCACATTTTAAATGGGACAAGAACATAAGGTTTGTCTCTTATCTCTATATATAGTAGTATGATACAAAGTATATATACTCAATACTCTATATATATAGAAACAGCATACTGTTATTCTTTTGTCTTATACTCTATATATACAGAAATGAGACCAAGCTTACTGTAAGTGCTTGATAATGAGGGAGGTAGAGTGATTGACAGAAAAACACCCATCTATTCTATACTCATGAGTACCAACATAAAATCCTCATAAAAGCTATACATCTATACCATATATAGCTAAACATGAGTACATATACACTAGTCTTACTATATATATTAGTCTTATCTATATATGTATTACTATTACTACTATATGTAAGAAGACAGTAAAAGACTCCGGAATTGATTATTAACCCAACTAAATATATACTCATGGGACTTCCATTTGAAACTATTAAGCTTAAGTTTGGCATACATAAAGGCAAAGAACTAAAAGATATACCTGATGACTATCTTATGTTTCTACTATCTAAAGATATACTGAAAGGTAAGCTATTGTTTTATTGTCAGGTCAAATTTAATCTCCCGAAAAAAACATTTTCAGTAACTGTAACAGATTCAGTTGGTACTGATGGTACATACACAGTACAAGCATACAATAAGAAACATGCTATTAGTGTATGTAGAAGAGAAAACAAAATACAAAACACTCAGTCATTTCATGGCACTGAGTATAATATAGTACAAATTAACTAAACTATAACTTATGATTGCAGCACATTTGATTGAACAAATTAAAGATCTATCAGTCACATTAACAGGAGATGATCTTACTCCTAAAGAAGAAGAGATTCTTAATAATAGCTCTATAGAAGAATTAGAGTCTATGAGAGAAGGTCTTTTAATAGCATTACAATTTTAAGACTATGATTACTCATGCTTTTTATAAAGAAGAAGGTATCTGGTTTATTGATTTACCTGAGTTTCTGGAATTTGGTTTTGGTACATTAGCTAATCTTATGATGGTTGATGGTTCTGATACCTTTCTTGATTACTTATCTAATGGTAATGATACTATCAGTATTACCATGAGTCCTGATAAATTTGAAGGATATCAATACTCTCTTATTGGTGAGAGAATAGGACTCAATAAAAAACTTTTAGCCTTAATTGGTCATGCACCAGTTGATGAAGGTAAATACTATACTGTACTTGAACATAATAATCATAGACTATGGTTATGTCCAGTTACTAAGTATGTATTCTCTGGATTTGGCTCTAAGTATCCTGAATGCATTTACATAAAAGTAAATAACTAAAGATTGTCCGTTTATAGTGCGGGGCTGAGAAGATCTGCAAGCCAACACTATTATCTCTTATTTTATATTTATTATTTATTTACATTATCTTATGAAACCATCAAAGAAATTAATAGCTTTTAATAAAGCAACACAAGACATTAAAGATGTCTCTATTATTACAGAAGAGTTCTGTGATAAGATCCGTGAAATTGGTTCTATAACTGTTAGTTCTAATTTAAGAATTGATGTAGGATCTTCTGAAAGACAGTTCTTGTATGCTCTTGGTATCTTAAATCATCAGATTTCAAGTTGTCCATTACTTAATATTTCTGATGCAGAGTATGTACAGAAGCGTGATGCTATCATAACTCTATGGAAACTTATCCAAGAGAAGCGTGAATGGATACAGTATGAACATGATTTACATGTCTATCGTGTAAGAGTAGAAAAGTTACTTGATGATAATGATAAGTTCTTATTGTTAGAGTATCCAGTTTCACCAAAATAAAAGAAGCGTATGGAGGGTTAGATGCTCCCGGACAGGTGCAAGGCCTGTGGTTAATTCCAATTTTCTGGCAGGGGTTTAGGTAATAACTCCTGCTATTAATGCACCATTCTCACTTCCCAATTCAAATATATTTAGTATATTTGAATTATGAAGATTTCTATATACACACTGAAAGATCCTAGCACTAATGAAGTTAGATATGTAGGACAAACAAATGATCCAAAGAGAAGATTGAGCAGACATATAAATAACTCAAGAGCTTTTAAGGATAAAAGGCATATTAGTAATTGGATAAGAAGTTTAACTTCTGTTCCAATTATGGATATAATTGAAGTTTGTGAGTATTCAATGAGAAATATTAGAGAAAACTACTGGATTAATTATTACAAAGATCAAGGTTGTGATCTATGTAATTCTTCTAATGGTGGTGCAGGTGCTGGTATTGGTAATAAAAATTGTGTTGGTCGTATTATATCATGTGAAACTAAACAGAAGATATCTGTTGCTAATAAAGGTAAAAAAACTACACATGGTAAAGGTGGTCTTCCAGGAAAGACTATTTATCAGTATGATAAAGAAGGTAATCTGTTAGGTACTTTTAAATCTATTCTCAATGCTTCTAAAACACTAGGTATTTGTAGAAGAACTATTAAGAACTCTCTTAATAATAAAAGAGTTCAAAGAAATAGGACACTTTATAAGTGGTCCTATATCCTAATGCACTAACTCATCTAAGGGTGAGCAGTTGTAATGTGAGTATTGTAGAGTCTCACTATAATAGTTATAGCACAATAAGACTAAAACTATTACAACTGAGTGCAGAGGGGGTTCTGATTTTATTTATTTATTTTTTATTTATTTTAGTTATGAAAGGAAAAGAATTATTATTGACAAGAGAATCTATTGCTAATGAAGGCATAGAAATTAAAGTAAGTCAGTCAGATGTGATTGATGCACTTGTTGAAGAGCAGATCAATGCTATTACATCTCAGGTAGAAGAAATTAAACTTTCTACTAAAGCAATTTTAGAAGACATTGCTGCAGAGTTACAAACATTTATTGATAGTGCAGTAGCTAAAGCTCCGGTCTCAAAACATCTTTCTATTATAGATACAGATTACAACAAGAGGTATGTTCCGAACAAAAAGCACATTAAATTACTAAGTATCACTGACAGTGAACTCAGAGGCAATACTATTGTGTTCAGAAAGAGAACTCACTGTGAAATTGAACTTGAAGGAGAATCACAGTTGCTCATCAAGTATGAGGGTGTTGTTGATGGTATCCATGTAATGGGTAGATTTGAAACAATGTTTACTTTCAAGTATTCTAAAAAGCTTATTAAAGCCATTGAAGAACACAACAAGAAAGTGAATGCTCTTGCTGAAATTCTACCAGAAAAAGGTATCAATGAGAAAGAAATTGCAAGAAGAATCAAGAACCAGTTTATTAAAGAGATTCTGAAGACATCATCTCCTGAGTTCAAACAGAAGATGCTAGATGGTTTTGGTATCAATCTTTAATTGAAATTGGTTCAGCACCCATGTAAAACTTGCTGAATTGGTCCCTGATGTTAGGGAACGCTTGTAGGTAGCAGTGATTTAACCTTCAAATGTGTTGTTCCCTTGAGAAAGGAATATAGAGGAGTAGGTAGATGTTAAAACCACTTAGGTATTATCCTGACAACACAGGGGACTTCTCATCCCTAACATAGTGCAGTGGCGGAATTGATAGACGCGTTATTAAGTAACCATTAGAATGAGATGGGAATGATACCTACCATAAACTAATGCATTAATAGCTTTGGACTTAGTGTCCTGTAAATGCAGGTTTGAATCCTGTCTGCACTACAAAATCCTGCCTAACCACAGAAGCGTAAGCAGAATGGCACATGGATGGTTGACAGCTTGGAAAGACAAGTATTTAATACACTCAGTTGTAACAAGCGGGTCTCTCATGTAATATTGAGGCGTGTCTAACCGTAAGCAGTAATGTTTGTCTGTTACAACTGTGGTGTATTATTGTTTGTAAGTATTTATTTAAAAATTTGTATATGTTAAGGTCAAGAAAACAACAGATTGAAAAATTACAAGATCAATTGTACTCACTAAAATGGGAGAAAGCAGACATACATGGTTCCAATATGGATCCTGATATGAAAGCAATTTATCTTAATGATGTTGAGTATAAAGAGTATAATATTCAACAAGAGCTGGATGAGCTAGAATTTGAAGGTAATATGGAACCGCTAAGACTGATGTTGGCTGGATTTGTTATCTTTGCTATTGGGTTACTACTCTATAGAGTATTTGCCTAACTAAAATGGTCCTGTAGCTCAGCTGGATAGAGCAACTGCCTTCTAAGCAGTAGGCCATAAGTTCGAATCTTATCAGGATCACCACAGCCTCTGAGCAATCAGGGGCTTTTTTATTAACTTTTAAATTAGAAAAAAATGGCATTAGAAATAAAATCAGAATCAGTAGTTGAGAAATTAGTTGAAGCACTAAAACCCTTCCTTGATGAAACTATAATTGATGATAAGTTGCTTGAAGAAATGAAAGAGCAAGCACTTATTATGGAAAAACAAGGGAAAATTCAGTTTGCACTCCAAGTACAACTTGAGTCAATTGCTACACAGAAATCCGTTGTTACTATTATAGAAGAAATGTCTAACCTTTAAATCAGAATAAGATGACAGCAGTAGAAATATTAATAGGAATAGCAGTATTTATTGTAGGCGGATGTATTGGTGCTTATATTTTACTTTGGCTATTATTTGGTAAAAAATAAATCAG